CACTTTGTGACCAGCGGCAACCGAACTTCGGTTGATAAGTCCCTGTGATAGGGCAATGGCTCACTTTGCTGAGCAGTGGCTTAGAGCCACTTATCCACGCTCCTCGGAGCAAATCCAAAGGAGGTGATTATATGAATAATCACAATGGAATGAAGAGATTCTATCCACTTCAGCTTAAGGCCATACCTTTGCCAACTTCTGTAAAGAAGTATTGGCATCACAAGTATGAGCACATCCGTGCTTATGAAGGCCCCAAGGCGGCGTCTTCGACGTTTAAAGCCTTGAGGGAGCACATGATGGTTCTTATCAACAAAGGACCGTCTAGTGTACTCGCTGTGGCAGATGCTAGTTCTGAGTATCTTGCTATGTACTTTCGAGATGTTCGCATCCGAAAGAACGGCTGGCTTAGACAGCTCTGTAAGTACGCAGCTTCCTCTCCGATTCCGGTGCTTCAGTTGCTGAAGCTATACACAACCGAATTGGAGCCTTTGCAGACTCCCGATGAGTCGGCTGACGAGACCCATGAGGTTCTATCAAAGCAGAACCCCGGTCCATACTTCCCCTTGCTGACTGCATGGGCGAAGTTGATTCAGATACCATTTGGTGTTCTGAAGAAGGAATATTCTCTACATCGTAGAGGGTTCCAATGGACTAAAGGCACCCATCCTGTGTATTGGAAGGGAGATTCTTGGGTAATTCCAGGTCTTGACGACCCAGACCCCGAGATGAAAGCGTTAGCAAGGATGCTCCGAAGGAGTATCTTTCCTCTCATGAAGAGTCACAGCAATAGCAAAGATTTAGAGAGATACCTCTCTAAATGGAAGAGAACCCTCTCACCTCAACCGATAGACCTTGAGAAAGCCTATCAGAGGATGAGGGAGTGGCTCCCAAATCCACATTTCTATATCGATGAGAAGTCGACTTACTATGGTAAAACCATAGGAACCGGCTCCCCGGATTTTGAGTATCACTCAGAATCCTTCGATTACGATATGTGGTGCTATCTCTCGTTGAGGGATTCACATCCCGAGATAGTGACTCATCTGGAAGAAATCTTACCTGAATCTCTGCGTAGTAGCTTTGATGACTATGCAGTGATGGATGGACTCCTACCAAAGTCTGAAAGGCTTAGGTATCAGGTCGAGAATCCGGAAACCTGGTATAGTAATATACCGGTCGGTTTCATCCACCATATCCCCAAGAAGGGTACGGTGAAGAGGCGTGCAATAGCTGCCCCTAATCGCTTTATTCAAGTGATGATGAAGCCTTGCCAGATGACTCTAAGGAGTATCACCGGACGATTGCCCCGTAATTGTCAGTTTAATCAACGTCGACTGGACTCTCTCATCCAGTCATCGATGGACCATGGTTTCGTTGGATGCTGGGATCTATCCCGGGCAACAGACTACTTACCATTAGTCTGGTTCAATGACCTTGAGAAAATCTTCAACTGGTTTCCAGTTGGGTCTATCGAACGTTGGTCTTACGGACATTTCATCGCAAGCTCCAGAGGAGTTTGGGCGAATGGTTTGAACTATTCCTCTTGGAAAAGAGGTCAACCGCTAGGTTCTTGGCCTAGCTTTGAAGTTCTTACTATCACCCATCATCTCATCCTGGAGGCCCTTTCTGTCTATTCAGGCAGAATTGATAGCCCATATGGTATCTGTGGAGACGATAACGTTATCTTTGATAGAAACGTATATAATCTCTATGGCCGCTGTATGAAGCAGGCTGGTAACCCGCTTTCATATGGCAAGTCATTTGATAACCGTCTGGTCGAATTTACTGGAAAGTTGTTTGGAAGGCATCAACAGAGTGCTTATGCACCTGATATGCACCCAATATACTATACCAGTCTATTCGACTATCAGAGGGCATCAGGCCATTATCTCAAATGGTCTGATTTACCGATGAAGTTACGTGGGAAGTTCTGTGCTGAGGTTAACAAAGTTAACCAGACGTGCAGACCTGAATCCGTGTATATCGCTTGTCAGGCGATATTGGGGATTCCCTGTCCGAAACTCTCAAAAGAGAGTGACAGATTGGTAACAAACTTCTTTGCGAGAGCAGAGAGGGAGAAACTATCTGTTACTACCCCCGCTCGTGTATGGACTCGGTCATTAGACTATGAGTCCATAGTTTCGCTAGGAAACTTGACCGACCATTCGCGGAGCCGCAAAGGGCCCGACGCATGGTTTGTCCGGAAGTACCGGCCTTACAACACGAACGCACTTGTGCGTATGGTTGCT